GAGGAGGAGTCAGGATCTCTCAAAACTCATGCGTCGTTGGACGCTGAGGGATCCCCATGCGCCTTTAGGCGTCGCCCTAACACTCCCCCTCCAACGGAAGCGAGTGATATGGAGACGGAAGTCTCCGTAGAACTCGTGGACGTCCCTCAAGAAAACGCCCCTACTCGTCCTGTGAAGAAGTTTCAGCAGAATGCTAAAAACTTCCTTTTCACGTTTCCTCAATGCAGTGTCCCTAGAGCGGAGGTTTGGAACCGAGCCAAGTCGAAGTGGGGCTCCACTTTGGTGTGGGCTTCCATCGCAGATGAGGAGCATCAAGATGGTACCCCGCATATGCACATGGTAATGTGTTTTGCGAAGGCCCAGCGGTTTCAGACTGCTGGGTATGCTGATTTTCTGACTGGCAAGCACGGAAATTACAAAACAATCAAGAATTCGGCTACCGATCTCAGTCGTGCCTTGGAGTATGTCGCCAAGGGAGGAGTTTACGAGTTGTTCGGAGACATTACGCCTGATCTGTATCGTCAGATACTGGCAGCCGGTTCTTCGGGGAAGGCGAAGAACTCCGCTAAGACGCAGGTTTGGTTGCGTATTACGGAAGCCATTAACCAGGGAAAGACACTCGAAGAGCTGGCTGTGCACGATGATTTTAAAGCTCACTGTGCACAGCATCTGCGCAAGCTGCAGGAGTACGTAGGATTCCTCAGTTGCATTGAGCAGAAGATTCCTCTTGAAAAACGTTTCAATCACTTTGCATGCTCTATTCCTGCCGCAGACCGCTCCTGTGACATGAGGATCTTTCTTAACTGGTTCAATGGTGGACAACAGGTTGGAAACCGTAAGCGCCCTATTAGAGCGCGTCAGTTGTGGGTGGTTGCCGATTTCGGCGCCGGAAAGACCACACTTTTGCGCAAGCTATCCGAGTCGCTGCGCATATACTACATTCCTCCACACGAGGAGTATTACTGCACTTGGGATGACAACAAGTACGATTTGGCTGTACTTGACGAGTTTGGGGGGCACAAACAGATCAATTGGCTTAATTCTTGGCTTGATGGGTCGTACTTTCCTATCAAACGCAAGGGTGCGATGATGTACGTCAAAAAGTACAACGTCCCGACTCTGATCTTTTCTAACTTTTCTCCTGCTACCTGTTATCGGAAAGCCGAAGAGGAACGCGCCGGCTCCGTGGGACCCCTACTTGATCGTCTTCACTATCTTACACTCTCTACTGATGAGGTCCGCTCGTTGACTATCCATTACGACGCATGCACTTCATGCGGCGACTTTTCTATGCCTACCCGCATGGAGGTTATCGAGGAACAACGTTCTCGCTACCCTTCTTCTCAGTCTTCTTTTTCTACCTCGGATTAAACACTTGCCCGGGATGTATACTCCCGTTAAACATTAACCCATTTATCTACATACTGGCAACGGCTTCAGCGCCCTGCTGCTGCAAGGGGGTCCCCCACCTTGTGGGGGATGTAGCAAAGGTAGCAAGACAACACTCGCTTCTACATACACTCTGTAGCCATCCGACTTTTTCGTTGAATACCTGCCATAAAAGGAAAGAATACCGGGGCCTCTAATATTATGTAAGGCCCCTGGTATTCCAGTATCCATATAGACGTATCCGAAGGTAAATACGGCTATTTCGAAAAAGTCAAAATGGTCTTTAGTGCCACACCTTTTTGTTTTTGATTTTGTTTTTGATGTCTTCTGTAGTCATACGCCGCAGGCGAAAGAAAGGCAAGGCAAAGCCGAAGCCCTACATATTGTACAGGCAGTATACCAATGTCGGGTTGCCGCTTGTTCCCGGAGGGGGCAAGTATTTTTCGCAGCAGATAACGAATGTTTTATTTTTTAACGAGGCTTCGGCGAGTTCGATTATTGAGGTTACTGCTCTTATTGCTGCTGGCACCGCTGTGACGCAGCGGTGCACCAACATCATTCGGTTGAAGTCTTTTCAGATACGCGGCACTGCTGCTAAAGCAAGTGTCGTTTCCGGAGTCAATGTTTGGTGGATTGCTTTGTATTGGACTCCGTATTCTCGTTTGGTGAACGCAACTACTGCGGGCACTATTTGTAACTACGGTTCTGCGTCGACAGCGCAGCAGACGTCTCAGAATTTCCGCGGACAGTGTTTGCCATTGGTTTTGTGGAAAAAGCCAATGGTTGCGCAGACTGATGGTACTCGTCAAGGTGATTCATTTTGGATGATTGATGAATATTACAAGTTCGACAAAGAAGTCCTGACACAATACCATCCTGTTACGACTAGTACACACGGTGTATTGTATTTGATTGCTGGTTCTCATGGAGCTAACCCTGGGTCTTGCGAAGTTAATTGGCGTCTCAATTTTGATGACGAAGTCGGTCAACCAATTGACGCTATTGATCCTGATTACGCGCTTTGGCTGTAAAAAAGTAAAAGGCGTTTCGCTTTGAAATTTGTCATGCTGTTGAAACGTCACAACTTTTTGTTTTGTCTTTGAAAATTAATTCCCCACGCATTCCTTCTACTCCACCGCCATGCAATCCACGCTCAAACGCGCCTTCGCCGCCAGGAAGCCCTCTTCAGGGCCGGCTTACAAGCGCCCTGCTGTCACCTCGCGAGCGATGGTTTCTTCTCGCTCTGGTTCTGCTTCTTCTGGTTTTTACGCGCGGTCTCGAGGCGGTCGTCGCACTGCTCAAATGAACCTTCGAGGTTTCCTCGGCGCCGCCGGAGACGCCAAGTACGTTGACACCACTTTGGCTGCGTACGCCCTGAACACCACCGGGTCTGTGACCCATGTTTCTATCGTGCCGACAGGCACGACGGTCGGCTCGCGGGATGGCAAGGCATTCCGCTGCACGTCAGTGCAAGTTCGTGGCAACGCGCAAGCGGACACGACTACTTTGGTTGGTACAGGCGCAGCCTACCTGGTTTGGGATCGTCAGCCTAACAAGGCGCTAGCCGCAGTGACCGACATTCTCGATTCAGCTTCGTCTGCCTCTCTGCCGAAGCGTGAGAACGCTTCGCGCTTCAAGATTTTGAAGAAGTGGCGTTGGGCATTTTCTGGCAACAACACGACCGCAGGTCAGATCAACGACACCTCTATTTACGACGTGGACGACTACGTTCGTCTGCCCAGTGATTGCGTTGCTACTTGCACTGCTGCTGACACCACCGGTGTTATTGGTAACCGTGTAACGGGTGCTCTTCTGTTGGTGACGGTCGGTGATGTCGGCGCCGGCACTGCTGACGCCAACCTCAACGTGGGTGTGCGTCTCAATTTTGCTGATTTCCCTTAAATATTCCTTCGATCCTGCTGTCATTTTTTTTTCCTTCTGGCATTTTGTAAAAATGGCACGACGCAATCGCAACGACTGGTCTGAGACTGATGAGGCTGTTACTTGTATCTTGGAAGAGGTTTACCGTTACATGCACGCTTTGGATTCACTACGCGATCAGTGGCAAAACACTGATCCCTATTACCTGTACGTTCGCCGTGTCATTAACGAACAGTACGGACGAGTGTTTCGTGATTTTCAAGAGTATTGCGAAGCAGATGAGGTCCGCTCTGTTTTGGCAGCATCGTCGTCAAGGGCACTCTCTCGGCGGGTGCAGTACGCTCTGCAACAGCCGTCTGTTGTAAATAATCTTGCAGGACGCGCAAGATTCCTTCGGTAGTAAAACCACAACTTTTTTTTATTTTACCATTTTCACTTTCATATTTTTTGAAAAACTAACCGTCGTACACTTTCCGAAGGAAAAATAACGGATGGACAGGTCCCTTAAGCGTACCGTATCTTTTATCAACCGACTTCCCGAGATCCTTGAAGAGGTTGAGGAGGAGTCAGGATCTCTCAAAACTCATGCGTCGTTGGACGCTGAGGGATCCCCATGCGCCTTTAGGCGTCGCCCTAACACTCCCCCTCCAACGGAAGCGAGTGATATGGAGACGGAAG